CCATGTTCCTCTTACGCATTAACACAGGAGGCATTGTTGTTAACGCAGTGCGGTCACGGAATGCGTCATGTTGAGCCTTAATTTCCTCTTGGTCAGTCATTGCAACCTGAGGGATTCCTCTAGATTCGTAAATTGCTCTTCTGATTCTTTCGCGAGAATAAATAACAAACGGATATTTGTTGTGAGCAAATCCTGTTAACTCATGTTTAGCATAAGCACCTTCGCCAGCGTTAGGGCAGAAAATTGTTTGATAAATTCCAACTGCACCGTCTTCGTCTACCGCTCTGTTGTAAGCATAAACAATTTCAATAAGGTTTTCGCTTCTTTCAACATATGTACCCATCAGGTCTGCAACAGGATTTAAATTCGGGTCGTACAAGTTCTGCTGAGACCCAGCGGTTTTAACTGCTTCATCAACGAACTCTTTGCTCCACTCTTCCTGAGCGGACTTAGCCCTTAACTCAACTTCCGTCATAAACAACCTGCGGAAAATTACTCTAGCATTTTGAATGTCGATTGTTTCTGGAGGGAATCCAATTTCATCGTATGGCTTTAGTGCAACAAATTTAGGGAAATTTTTGCTAATGTAAGGCTCTGGAATAAACGCTTCTCCTTTTTCTCTTAAAGCCTTTAAAGCCTTTTTAACTCTTTTAGGTTTAAGAGTTGGCATATACATGTTTAACAATGTAACAGCAAAGTCTTCTTTTTCTACGTCCATTATTGCTTGAGGAAGTTCTGCGATTGGATTTTGAGGGTCTTGTTGAGCAATCTGTTGAGCAATCATTACAATCTCGTCCATTCTAATTCTTTGTAAACGAACAGACTGTTCTTGTTCCCAAATAATATTTATTGCAGACCAGCCGTATGTATGCGTGTACTGTGCAAGAAGTTCAGCCTCTCTGCGAATGTCTGGTCTGAATCTCTGAAGCAACCATCCCATTAAAATGTTTGATGTTGAAGCAACTTCGTAGTCGTTAAATTCAGTTCCATTAACATTAACCTTACAGCGGTCAAACGTTGTCATTAGCATTGAAACGATGTCGTTAATTGTTCTGTCAATTAATCGGCTGCGAACATCTGATGCACCTTCAAATGGGAAGGCAGGGTCTCCTTCTGCTCTTGCGGCTGAATGCTTTTTGCCGTCTTCGGTTTGACCTTCCCATCTGCAAAGACGAATATCGTCAACTCTTTCAATGCTATTTGCAAAATCTCCATCCTCAATAGACCTACGGTATTCTTTAATAAGATAGGGAACGTTAGGTTTATCTGACGCAAAAACTAATTCATCTTTGTCTGTGTTGTATTTCATTAAATTGGGAGTTGTGCATCCATTGCTTTTTCAATGTCTGCCTTGTGGTATCTGTTGTGTCCGCCTTTTGTTTTAAAAGAACGGATTTCATTTTTATTAATAAAATTCTGAAGAGCCTTTCTTCCTTTTCCAGTAAAAGCCATTACTTGTCTGCGAGATAAAAGGACTGGAAAGAATTCTTTCATTTTAATAAGAGCCTCCGCCAATAGCGTTCATCGTCCTACCACCTGTGTAAATCGGTTCCATAACCATGAGATACCTAAGGCAATCGATTGGGTCTTTTGTTGCACCTTTTTCACCATCGAGTCCTGTCCACTCTGACAAGCAGTAGATAAGGTTTTTGCACTCTTCCGAGATGTAGAGCGTTGGGCAGTTTTTTTCACTGAGCGTTTGACTTTGGTCATAGGAAAATCCATCGTTAATAAGGGCTACGCCTTGGTCAATTCTGACACCAGCGGAAGGACTAAATGACATAGGAACCTCACCAGAGTCAAGCATTTCTATTAATGTGACTCCTCCATCGTCTAGGATGCTTTTTTGACCGCCAGCCCTAGGGTCGATATATCTTTCCCATATTTTTTCTTCTTCTTCTAACTCAAGGATTAGTTTTTTGTATTCCCCAAGCGACCTTCCAGCACCGTTTCTTTGAGCAGTACCCATTCTTCCATCTGGGTCTTGAGAAGGAATAGCCCATTCGCCCTCAGATTCGTCTGGAAACTCCCTATAAACGTATATCTTTCCGTCTGGTGTCACTTTTGCCCATATCATAAACCAATTTCTTGCACCAGCAGGGTCGCATACCATGTAATTGGTTCCTTCTACTGGAATCTTATCCTTTGAAATGACATTAATACTTTCTGAGAACCTAGGAAATTGATTACCAGAGACATTATCAGCCCATCCGTATGCACGAATCTTTATCTCATTGGACTTTTTGCCCATAAGTGTTTTCTTGAGATTGTTCCAATTGCTGTAAGGATTAAGTTCAGAATGAAACCACATGACGGAAGCAGGTCTCCCATAAGACTTTGCCTTGTAGGGCATGGTTCCCTTGGGGAGCCCAATAATATTTACCGTGTCTGGCAAGAGGCTAGAGGGCTTTGTCTCGACCACCTTGGAACCTTGGATGTACTCTTTGACAACTGGACTATATCCAGTGATAGGAGTAAAAGTTATTATCAGTTTTCCGCTTCTGGTGACTGTGCGATACCTAAGGGTTTCAACCCAGTCCAAGGGAACAAGTTCATCGCACCATATAAAATCAACCTCACCACCTTCAATAACGTCACGCTTTTGTGCGTAGTTCATGAAGAAGCATTGTGATTTATTTGGAAGAATAAACGTGTTATCGCTGAATCCGTTTTTCTGTGTGTACTGAACGTTCTGGACTTTATTTTTTTTAAGTTCTTTGTACTCAGATGGAAGGTATTTATAAATTACGTTTTGTTGCATCTGGATGCTTGACTGGTTCGTTGTGTGCAAACACCAAACGCGAGCATCCTTTATGTTCACAAGAGTTTGTACAACTCGCTTCGCTGCCCACTCAGTCTTTGAAGCACGATTGCCGCCTAGGATTAAAATTTCATTACTGTCCTCTAGGAGTGCGTCTGCTTCTTTCCAATGCGGCAAATCAAAACCGTGTCGGTAAGGGTCAAGTTTCTCCGCAAGGATTTTATCTTCTCTGAGAGATAGAATCTCAGCAACTTTTTCTGGTCCAACCTTTTTAGCCAGTTCAATTATTTGTTCCGTTGTTGGTGCAACAAGAACTGGATGAGGTGTAATTTGAATCACTTAGATGGTGTTTGCATTCTTTTAGTAGCAGCCCGAATTTCGTCTTCTTTTGACATTGTAACCTTATTTACGCTTTCTGACATTGATGCAAAATTAGGAGAAAACTCAGGACCAAGAGTGGCGTAATCATAATTACCTAAAGAAAGAATATCGAGCGGAATTGCAGCAGCACTTTTACCAAAATTCATTAATTGTTCTCCCATAGATAATTCTCCATCCATTCCTGAGCGTCTGTTGTATTCTTGATTTCTTGTTAACCCACCAAAGGTTAAACTATCCATGGCTTCCCATGCAGCATCTCCCCAAGTTTTTGGAGTAATTGCTGCATTTCCGTATGCCTTTGCTGCTTCCATTTGCCAACTTGAAGGCTGGTCGTATGTAAACTGACCAAATGGAGTTGAGGGGCTTTGTCTGTATTCATCTTGCATTCTTCTTCCAACTGTAAGTGCTGGAATTTGTTCATTTTGTTTATTTTCTAAATAACTTTGTGCGTTGCTGCTTAATGCATTCACACCTTCAATTCCAGCAGCAAATTGTAATGAACCTTTGTCAATAAGCAGTTTTCCTAAATTTTTAGTTCTTGAGCCAATAGTTTTTGCAGAATCCTCAAGCATAGTATTTGCAGGATTGCTGGTATTTATTTTTGGAGGATTATTTCTTGCTTCCATAGCAGCCTCTTTAGCAGCAACTTTATTTCTTCTTCTTCTTAATGCTTCTAATCCAACTGCTGCGGCTGCTGCTGGAGCGGCAAGTTTTGCTGCCACATCGTCAACTATTCCAGAAAATGTTCCTTTAGGAAATGACTTTAAAGCAGCCTTTGCAGCAGTTGATTCTACTCTTGCTTCGGTAGCAAAGTGTTTAATAATTTTTTGATTTAACTTTCCTTCTGCATTTAAAATTCCAGTTCCTTTTGGAACGTTTTGCAAGAATTCATGTATAGCCATAGGCTTAAGACCCATTGTTGCTCTTGTTTTGTTTATCTCTTCAAGATGTTTTTGTGCTGCTAATCCCAGAAAAAGTCCGATACTCATAGTGTTAAAAAATTTTATTTAAAAATGGTTCCTTGCGATGCGTAACTCGCATCGCTCAAAATCTTCTTGTATATTGTGCTGAAATCTGTGGTTGCATTCTGCTGTCAACATTGACGCTTGCACCCCAGCCTCCAGTCTGGTTAATATTGTTATAACCAAGTGAAAACATTGGAGTGTAGTTTGATGCATTAGTGTCTTTCATGTAATTATAATTTACGCCTACTTGGGCAATGTACTTCATACGTTCTTCTTCAGTCATATTTTTAAAAAGGCTCATTAGATTATAATTCATGTTAGCACCGTATGAATCTCCTTGTTCTGTATTAATTCCATAAATGCCAAGATTTACGTCTCCGAGATTTTTGTTTACTGAAATACCCCTTGCCACAGGTTCTTCTGGGTTTGGGTATATTGGGGAAAAGTTAAAATATGGGTTCTCGTTTTTCATTAGTATCGTCCATCGAATCTAGGATGACGCGAAACGACCCATCGGGTTCCGTCCCACTTTAGCCAGACTGGCATACCTGCACGGAACTTTTTGTTGTCTCGGCAGAGAACGTTGTGCTTTA